CACTGGACTTTACCAGCGGGCCGCTGGCTCACTTGAAGGATATGCTCGAAAAAGTGAACCGCCATGACCGCCGCGCCACGGTGCGTGTGGCTGTCGGCGGCGAGGATAAAACCATAACCCTCAGTTACCATTTGAACGGCAGACAGGAAACTGCAAATAATGCTGCGGCTGGTGCGCCCCGCAGCATGAACGCAGCGGACATATTTTAGAGGATTCCGGCTTGCAGCAAGGCGGAAATGGCGAAGCCTGCCTCTAAAATATGCCCTGCAATCCAGCCCCGCGCCATATCACCGTTTAAATGCGCGAGAGCGCCGTTCAAAAACGTTCAAACGCGGCGGGCGGCAAAACTGCCCGCGGAATAAGAGAACCGCGCACAGCGCCGTTTCTGGGGCTGTTTTGGGTGTCGAGAAATCGACACCCTGTTTTTATTGGGAAAGGAGCAGCCGATGCGAACAAAAAACGGCAGTGTCCGGGAGTTGATCGCCGGAATCCGGCAGGCCGCCGAGCAGGAAGAGTATAATCCTGCGGAGGATTTAAAGACTCTTCAAACGCAGTATAAACGGCTGGGCAAAAAGGACTTCGGCCTTATGCTGGATGCAATGGTCGAAAAATACGCTGCCGGGGAATATGCAGCCATCCATGCTGCGTTGGTCGAGAAAGCCCGCAACGGCGATATTGAAGCAATCAAAATGTACCGCGAGATGCAGTCGAGCGGCGGCAGCGATGAGGTGGTGATCGTGGATGACGTCGAATAAAAAGCGCGTGCGCCTGTCGGACATAATCGGCCCGGCTTTCTATGAGACGCACAAACTGATCGACATGGGCGTTATCGACGAAGCAGTTGAATCGGGCGGGCGTGCCAGCTTGAAAAGTTCATATGTCGGCACGGAGTTGGTGCTGCAGCTTTTGAAGCACCCGGATTGCCATGCGCTTGTGACCCGACAGGTCGGCGACACAATGCGCGACAGCGTGTATGCGCAAATCCTGTGGGCTATCGACAAGCTGGGGCTTACCACGAAATTCAAATGCACACAAAGCCCCCTGCAGTGTACCTACACACCCACCGGGCAGCGCATTTTGTTCCGTGGGCTGGATGATCCGCAGAAGATCAAATCCATCAAGCTGCCGTTCGGGTATATCGGTATCCTGTGGTTTGAGGAAGCCGACCAAATCAAGGGCGGCGAAGATGCGGTGCGCAATGTGCAGCAGTCTGCGCTGCGCGGCGGTGAGTTTGGCCTTACCTTTATCAGCTTCAACCCTCCGGCTGCCAGCCGCAACTGGGCAAACCGCTACGCCCGCGAGGAACGCAAGGGCAAGCGTATCCATCATTCGACCTACCTGCAAGCCCCTGCCGCATGGCTCGGCCCGAAGTTTCTGGCGCAGGCGGAGTACATCAAGGAAACGCAGCCGACGAAATACCGCCATGAATATTTGGGCGAGGTCGTCGGCAGCGGTACGCAGGTATTTGAAAATCTGCGGCTTGAGCCTATCTCGCAAAAGACTATCCGAAACTTCGACACCATTGAAAACGGTGTTGACTGGGGCTGGTATCCCGACCCGTGGGCGTTCAACCGCTGCCACTATGATGCGGCACGCAAAACGCTGTATATCTTCGACGAACTGACCCGGCTGCGTACCTCCAACGAGGAAACCGCAAAGCTGGTGCAGCAGCGTATTGAATCGTGGGAGAGCGTGACCGCCGATTCCGCAGAGATGAAATCCTGCGCCGACTACCGCGCTTTTGGCATCCTCTGCCGCGAGGCTGTCAAGGGGCCGGGAAGCGTGAACCAGAGCATGAAGTGGCTGCAAGGGCTGGCAGCCATCGTCATCGACCCGCACCGCTGCCCCGACACGGCAAAGGAGTTCAGTGAATACGAGTACGAGGTTGGCCGTGACGGCACAGTACTGCCGGGGTATGTGGATGCAGACAACCACCACATTGACGCCGTCCGCTATGCTGTCAACCGTATCTGGATGCGCAGAGGTGCATGATGAAGAAATTTCGAAAATGGCTCATTGACCGCTTTTTGCCGCGCTGGGCCTATGAATCGCTGCTGGAGGAACTGGCAGCCGCCAACAAGAAGCAGGAGGAACTGCGGCAGACCGTAGAGCGGCAACAGTGCTATATTTCCGGGCTGGAATATGCACTGCGGCACATGACACCGACTGTCGTGGTGGAAAGCCATGAAAAAGAAACCAAAGAAAAAGCCGGATAAATGCCGGGGCTGCCCTTGGCGGGCGGCGACAGACTATTGCCTGTGGCCGCGCTGCTTTCGGAAAATCACTCTAGGGGGAAAGCATGATGGGCGCTCTGATCCGCGCACTGACAAACAACGCAGTCGAAAACATTGAAGAGGCGCTGGGCATGACGGATGCCACCAGCAGTGCCATGAAGCACGCCATCGCAGAGTGGTATGCCGCATGGTATGGCCGCGCCCCGACCAAAACCGAAGATCCCTGCCAGCGCCTGCCGTATGCCATTGTGAACAAGCTGTGCAAGGCAACCTTCGGCGAGTATGACAGCGGCCTGCAGCACACCGACAGCGCTAAGGGGAAATACCTTGACCGTGTACGCAACACCTTTGATGCCTGTAAAACCAGTTTTATGACTCAGGCTATGATTGGCGGCGAGGCGTGGGCAAAGCCTGTACCGATGCCGGATGGACAGCTGACGTGGCAGATCGTAGGACGCGATTCCATCATCATTTTAGGCCGCGATGCAAGCGGCATCCCCTCGGATGTGGCGCTGTGCGAGAAATCCGTATCTGCCGACCATCATTTCTACACGCTGGTCGAGCGGCGCACATCCTTTGCCGGGCGGCTCACGATCCAGTACCGCCTGTACTGCTCCGACAACAAAAGCACACTGGGGCGGCGCGTGCCGCTGGCAAGCCTGCCGCAATATGAGCGGCTGGAAGATGAGTACACCTTTGCCGTGCCCATTGATGGCGTCGGCATGGTGTTCCTGCGGATGCCCATCACAAACTGTGTAGACGGCAGCGCGGATGGTGTTTCCATCTACGAGCCTGCAATGGGGCTTATCCACCGCATCAACGAAAATGAACTGCAATTCAGCCGTGAATTTGAGTTGGGGCGGATGCGCGTTGTGGCAAGCGCCGATATTCTGCGCACCCACAACGGCAAAAAATCACTGACCGATGATGTGTTCGTTGGTCTGGACGGCAACGAGCAGAGCATCGGCATCACACCCTTTGCGCCGACGCTGCGCAATGAAAGCTACGAGGCGCGGCGGCAGACCTACTTGAAAGCCATCGAGAATCTGTTGGGCATTAAGCGTGGCATCCTCTCTGACGCCGAGGCCGTGAGCAAAACGGCGACGGAAATCAATTCCAGCGCGGGCGACTACAGCCTGTCTATCATGGATTTTCAGCATCTGTACTACGACGCCCTGCAGGCTGCGCTCCGGCTCGGCGACCAGATCGGGCAGGCATACCGCCTGTGCGATGCATCGGCGTGGAGCGCGGATGAACTTACCGTAACATGGGGCAACGGCGTGCTGTACGATGCCGATCAAGAGTGGACGGAGCGCAAGGAACTTGTGCAGATGGGCCTGCTGAAGCCGGAACTGGCGCTGGCGTGGAAGTTTGACCTGCCCGCCGAGACGGAAGCCGACCTTGCCGAAATCCGCAAAAACTATATGCCAGAGTTGAAAGACCTTGAAGGTTGAGGTGATACCGCATGACCGCTGAGCAGCGTGCGGGCTTGAGTGATGCCGCTCTTGCCATGACGCAGCCCTGCATCGATGAACTTATCAAGGACATCAGCAGGCGCGTGCAGAAGGCCGGGGCTATCACTGACACTGCCGAATACCAGCTTTATCGGGCGCAGGCATTGGGCGAAAGCAAGAAGGCCATTGAGCAGGCCGTCTCGAAGCAGATCGGCATCAGCGAGGAAGTCATTGCCAGCCTGTTTGAATATGTGGCTGACAAGAGCCTGGGCCTTGATGAAAACGGCAGTCTAAAGCGGATGACCGAAGCCTAAGCGTAAAGCGCAGCGCGGATTTTCTGGATAAATACGCGGAGCGCCTCGCCAACGGCCACCTCAGGCGCGAGTTGATTGGCGTATACTTCAACTACAAGCTGCAATTTGGGCCGGGGCTGGATCGCAAGGAATACGCCCGACTGTGGGACAAGCTGACAGAGCCTGTGGAGTTCCATGAGGTTACAGTGCCAGATGAAGACGGCGACTATACCTTTACAGCTTACTTTTCCAATGTCGGCGACGAATTGCTGCGGAAAAAGGCTGAAAAAAACTACTGGAAGAATCTGACCGCGAATTTTATTGCCCAGAAGCCTGCAAGGACATAAAGGAGGCGAACGACCATGAACACAAGCACCCGCGTGGAGTTCGGCCTGTACGATGTCACTGCGCGGAGCGACAGCGCCCCCGTCACGGAGGATGCAAAGGATTTTTGCAATTTAAGCAAGGATTTACTGTTGGAATCCGTGCCGAATCAGAACAAGTACGGCACGCTGGAAACGCGGCAATGGCTCATGGACGGCAGCTTCCTGTTTTTTCCCGAAACGCCTCGGCAGTATTTCTGGGGCTTTTGGAGCACGGAACAGTCGAACGGAAACGGTGCTTTTGCCAATCCGCCCGTGCTGAATATCCGCTTCGACAAGAATCACAGTAGCAGCGGTCTGACACTGCATTTCTACTCCCCGACAGATGACTGGGCGAGCAAGGTCAAAATTCAGTGGTACGATGCCAACGATGGCCTTTTGGCCGTAACCATGTTCACTCCGGACGCCGTGGACTACTACTGCGCCCACAAGGTGGAGAACTATCGCCGCATCCAACTGATGTTTTTGGAGACGAACAAGCCGGGGCGGTATTTGAAGCTGGCCGGGATTGACTATGGTGTGTATCTGCACTTCTCCGGAGAGGAGATCATCAAGGCTCATGTGTTGGAGGAATGTGACCCGCTGAGCGCAGAGGTCAGCATAAACACACTGAACCTAACGCTCTTCAATCAAGAGGGCCGCTTCTCCATCTTAAACCCGGAGGGCTATTTTGATGTGCTGCAGCACCGCCAGAAGCTGACTGTGTGGGAGGATGTGCGCCGAAGCGCCCACGATACGAGCACGACAAGCTACTGCATGGGCACGTTCTATCTGGACGACTGGTCGAACGAGGATGACACACTGGCCGATTTTACGGCAATCGACACCATCGGCCTGCTTGATGGCTCTCCATTTGACGGCGGAGTGTATGACACCCATGTGGCGTCGCTGGCAGCAGAAATCCTAAGCGGCTATCCTTACACACTGGACACCGTTCTGGGCGAAGAACGGATACAGGGTTACATCCCTGCCGGAACACGGCGCGAAGCGCTGCAGCAGCTTGCCTTCGCCATTGGCGCGGTGGTGGACTGCAGCCGAGGCGAAATCATCCGAATCGTGCCCGCTCCGCAGCGTGCCAGTGGTCTGATTGGAACAGATCGCCGCCTGCAGGACGGCAGCAAAGTCACGCTCCTTACGCTTGTAACTGCGGTGTCGGTGACAGCGCACCGTTATATCCCCGGTGAGGCGTCGGAGGAACTGTACAAAGACACCCTTGAACCGGGCACTTACCGTGTGACCTTTGATGCTCCGGCAGTGGCCGACAGTCTGGCCGTCAGGGGCGCAGAGCTGAGCGAACGAGGCGTGAACCACTGCACGCTGACCGTGAGCAAGGCTGCCGAAGTCTGCGTGACCGGGCGCAAGTACAGTGACAGCGCTACCGTCCTGCGGCGAGAAGCCTCAAATCTGCCGTCAAACGCGCAGGGCAATGAAGTGTCCGTGCCGGACGCGACCCTTGTAAGCCCGGACAGGGCTGCCGCAGTGGCCGCCCGCGTGCTGGACTACTACGCCCAGCGCTATGAGCAGACCTTCCGCATGGTCGCCGGGGATGAGAAGCTGGCTGACCGTCTGATCGTGGAGAGTTTCGGCGGTGAAATGGTGCGCGGTGTTGTTACGAAGTTGGAATTTGATTTGACTGGCGGCTTTCTGGCCGACGCGAAGATTGTGGGCCGTAAGCTGTCCAACAATGCCGCAGCCTATGCGGGCGAAGAAATCCACGCAGGCGAAAGGAGTTTCATCTAATGTGGCAGACGCCTGTTTATGACCGAACTGCCGCCGATGTGGCAGCAGGAGCGGAAAAGTGTTATATCACGGCAGAACTGCTAAATCGCATCGAGGGCAACACCGCCCACATGGCGCAGCTTCTGGGCGTAGAGATCGACACCCGCACATGGACGTCGCTGGGGCTGCTGACCCGCGCTCAGATGCAGCGTATTTTGGGCAACCTCGCCACTGTGCGGGCTGCATACTACACGCTGCCCGGTACACCGAACATTCCCACAGCGCCGAGCACGCTGTACAGCGCCATCAATGACATGGAGCAGGTGTTGTGGAGTCTGCACGAACTGTGGCAGCGCAACAGCGTAAAGCAGTACGCCGGAGAAATTTGCGCCGGACAAGAGATTGGAGTGATTTAATGTTTGAGAAGAAAGTGTGGAATGACCGCCAGAGCGAGCATCCTGCCCGCCGTAGGTTGACTCCTACGGAAAACGACAATGAGTATGAAGTCTCCCGCGCAGAAGGTCTTGTCATGGAAGAGGGTGACGCCTTTGATGCCACCACGATGAACGATCTGGAAAACCGTGTGGCGAAAGCCTTTGCAGAATATGATCCTGCGGAACTCGGTGCTGTCAATGTGACAGTGCAGCTGTATACCTGTAAAAAAGAAGGCAAAGTGTATCAGCTGACTGGATCGGGCGCTGTTGGACGCTGCAAAATTCCCGCAGCATGGGCCAGCGGCGACACATGGACGGTTAACGGCACGACAGTGCCCGCCTATTGCGGTGCGGATGCCGTGGATGGTGACACTATTGTGGCCGGACGCTGGGCAATCTTTACCTTTGATGGGCAACAGTTAAATTTTAATGGCGGCGGTGGATTATCCTCCGGCAAGTTGGCACGGGCCACCGCCAAAGCCTCGCAGGTGCTGGATGGAGTGCCGTTCTATGCCGGAAGCAAAACGCTGCAAAAAGGTACAATGCGCAATAACGGAAGCTGGCCGGACGCCGACAAACTGACGTTGGAAAACGGAAAGCTTTATATGTATAAAGCAAACGGCTATACGGAGGGCGGTTTGGAAGCGGTTGCATCGTTGCTGGGAGATGCTTCGGCTTCTGACATTATGCAAGGAACTGCGGCATCATCGTCCAAAGGCCTCCATGTGGCCGGGAGTATTGTGGACAGAGGAAACTGGAGCGCACAAATCGTACCTGGCGGTAAAGTTACAATTCCGCCTGGGCGTCATGCGGGCGATGGCAGCGTAAGCGCCGCAGCGCTAAAAACTATGGCGCTGCGTGTATCTGATTGGCCGCATGAGTATCCCGGTATGGAATGGCATTACACGCTTACAGGCGGAACATTGGTTGGTGTTGCTGGCCTTGGCCGTGCCTCTGGTGATGCCTCCTCAAATGTTATTGAAAGTATCCGCATTGCAGGAAACACTATATATGTAAAAAATGCTTCTGGTGGATACCCTATGCGGGATATTACATTGCTGTATTACTGAGGGAACTAAAGGTATGGCAGAAACTATTATTATCAACGCCGCAACCCGCGAAATTAAAGTGCCGGACTCGGAGATCAACTTCGGCGTCGCTGGCGAGCGAAAAATCGAAAGGAAACACTTCCGAATTGAGGGCCGCACCTATAAGGGCGTAGACCTCGCGGATGGGTTTGCGTGGAAGGTTTCTTGTGAAAATGCGGCAAAGAAGCCCTGCGCCGATTTGATTGACAGCATTGTCGCGGATGCAACAGGAATTGAGTTTGACTGGGTGGTCGGCGCGGCCCCGATGGCCTTTAAAGGCGAACTCAAGTTTTCCGTTTGCGCCAAACGCACGAACAGTTTGGCCGAAATATTGAACGAGTGGCACAGCCGCATCGGTACGGGCATTGTCAATGCCGGACTGGAAGCTACCGTTGAGGACATCGGCGGTTATGATTTGGCCGCACAGTTGCAGCAGGAGGCGTCACAGGCAAAAGCCAACGCCGAAGCTGCGAAAGATGCGCAGGAGGCTGCCGAGAGTGCTCGTGATGCTGCG